GTAGGCACACATCTGCCATATAAACATTCTTTTATACTAGTGTTCTCATATAGTGTAGAGTTATAGTCTCCTTCTTGAATCTCGAATAATTCAATCAACCTATCAACCTTAGTCTCTTCTGTAATATCTTCTTCAAATTCGACTTCAAAAGTATCATCAGCTGATACAAAACCTTTTATGATACAATTTCTTCCGTCATAAAGAGAGAAGCACTTATAATCAATATCACTCTTGGTTTGTGGATAAAAATTTCTTCCTGTTGCTAATCCAGGGTTATCCCATGCCCATTTAATTAATTCATCTAATCTCATTTCTTTTTTAACTTTGATTTTCATTGTTATATCTCCTCTTGAACAGTAAATTTATCGTTAATTGATACATATCCAGTCACATTACATAAGATGCTATCAACATGAAAAGTCACAAAACAGTTGCGCTCAACATCATTTGAATAGAATCTTTTATTACCTGATAACTTGGGGTTATCCCAAGCCCATTGGATAAGTTCAGGTAAATTCATTTCTTTTTCAATTTTGATTTTCATTGTTTCCGCCCTTTTAAAATAAAGTTAGTTGCTTCTGTTCCTCGTATTCCAAATCCTGTTGCTTTATATATGTTTCAAGCTCTTCAGCTGTATCAAATGTCTTTTTCACACCTTGCCAACCTGGTACGATATGCCCGTGAAAGTAATAAGTGCCGTTCACTACATGGATATGTGCCACTCGTTCGTTATCCTGATACAGATATCTCTTAGAGCCGAAAAATCGGCTTAAGTATTTTTTGCGTGCGCTACCTGTCATGATCATCACTCCCACAAATCAAATGCTCTTTGGACGTAAAACTTCGCCTTTGCTAAATCCTCATGACCATTCTTTAACGGTGCTCTAGACAAGTATTTGATTGCATTACCTATTGCGAATGCTAATTGTGGTGGGTACTGTGCCGTAACTTGTTCAATAAAATCTATAATTTCAATGTCGCCGTATGTGTAGTGCGCTGGTTGCTTAACATTGTCTTGTATTTCGTTCATATCTACTTTTCTGTTACTGATTATGCTCATTATGCTTCACTCCATTTCTTAAACATTTGGTTATAAGTGACATCGAACCAGTACGGATCACGTGAATGTTTTTGTGGCGTTCCATCATAAAGCCATGGTCTCAATCTTCTCTTTCTTTCTTCTTCATATTCCGCTCTCACATTTCGTTGGTATAGGTTCAAAATCGCTTTTTTTCTGATTTTTTCTCTCTCTTTTTCTTCATCTTTTATTTGACTCTGCATATATTCAACTTCATCTTTAGATTTTGAGTCTTTTCTTCCACACAATAATTCATCGCCGCGCATTTTATGTTTGTATCTATATCTAAGAAGTTCTGGAGATATGTGATATTTTTCTGAAACTTCTCTCAATGTCATTAGTTTTCCTTTGATACGCACTCTTATAACTTTTCTTCTAGCCATCATTCCACCTCTAAATCTAAAACCTTGATATTTATAACGTTATATTTTAATAGTTCACCTGGATTATTAAATAAATAGTCCGCCAAATTTTCTTTCTCTTTATCAATCTGATTGTAATTAACACTTTCGACTTCTGTAGGAATTCTAATGTCAACAGAAGCATTGATATAAGCTTGATGTTGCATGCAATCACACTCCTAATCCTTCATATAAAACGGAGAAGTAAACCCGTCACTATTCAAATTCAATCCTTTTGCCCAATCAACAGGCTTATTCATGATAGTTTCGATTTCCTTAAGTCCATTTGAATCTTTAGGTATTTCTACAATTACTTCATCATGAACATGTCCAACTATTTTAAATCCTGATGCTTCAAGCCTTGCTATAGAAATCGCAAGTAAATCCCTTGCAGTTGCTTGAACAATATTCTCGACTAACTTCCCACCATACGTTTTTAACTTTGACCATTTACGGTTAAGATCTAAGCCCATAAATTCAACAACTTGACTACCCCAACTATTTTCACCAACTGAAGCTTTCGGATAAGCTAAAGCTCTTCCACTAGGCAATTCAATCATTAGAAAACCTTTTTTCATGTAAAATCTAAGTCCATGTGTATGGTGCGTCTTTCGAGATTTTACAGTATTAATTGCAGCCTCTTGGCAAGCCTTCCAAAAATTAACTATGTTAGGATTTGCGTTACGCCAACTATCAACTAAACCTTGTAACTCGTTTTCTTCAATGCCCATTTCCAATGCACCCATTGCTTTTAAAGCTCCAGCGCCACCTTGATAGCCTAAAGCTAATTCGGACACTTTTCCTTTTTGTCTGAGAGGGTCGCCTTTAGTTATGCTTTCTACCGGTACATTAAACATTTGAGAAGCCGATGCTTCATATATCTTTCCGTGTGTGTTGAACACATCTAAACGCCATTGTTCTTTTGCATACCATGCTATGACTCTTGCCTCTATTGCAGAAAAATCACTTACTGCTAGTTCATTACCTTCTTCAGCAGTAAATGTCGTCCTAACTAATTGACTTAATAAGTCTTGAGGATGAACATTGAGTAATAAATCTAAATCGTCAAAACGTTGTTCTTTAATAAGATCTCTTGCTATTTCTAATTCAGTATCTGAAATATAATGCTTTGTTAAATTCTGAAGTTGTACACCTCTACCTGCCCATCTTCCAGTACCGGCACCGTAGAATTGAAACAGACCTCTTACCCGTTCATCACTGCACATCATGTCATGCATTTTGTTATATTTTTTCACACTGGTTTTAGACATTTGCAATCTAATTTCTAGCATTTTTTTAGCTTTTCCTGTGGCTTCTTTTAAGTAATCCTGAACCGTTTTCTTTTGTAGATTAGGTATATCTAATCCTTGTTCATCCTTTAACCAAGCCAATAACTGTGTAGGACTATTAGGATTTTCTAAACCTGTTATATGTTTTGCTTGTTTAAGCAATTCTTCTTTACTCTGCTTATCAAGCACATTAGCACCTAACATCAATGATTTAGAAAGCTTAATACCTCTGTCGTTTATATGTTGGTCAAAAACCCAATATGCTTGTTCAATTGCAGTTACTGGAAAGTCTTTAATTTTATTAGCAATCGCCATTTCTACTTCTACATCTCGAATACAGTAATCTATAAATTGTTGCCATTTTTCAAGATCATGTTCAGGTAGGTTTCTTGTTCTTCCTCCATTAACTTTTGTTGGTTTACAAGGTATAGAGAAATAACGAATTAAATTTTTACCTGCTTTATCTTTTTGGCTTTGTAGTCTTAAAACTTCTCCAACTTTATCAAGCGAAGCAGGTAAGCCAATACGCATTGAATTAACCATTGTGCAAATCCACTCTTCAGGTGGCATCTGTTTATTAAAATGTTTAGCAAGACAAGTTCTTTCGAAATTAGCATTGAATGCATACTTTTTTACAGCAGGGTCAAAAAGAGCAATTTTAAACGTCTCATAATCAGCGTGGAAAGGCTCATTATCTACTTTAGTCATGTCAATCGCACTAATCGGTCCACCATCTATTGAATAAGCTATAATTAAAATTTCGAAATCTTCAGCTTCTGTGTATTTATAGGCACCACATTTCGAAATATCGTTACTGCTATATGTTTCAATATCTATATTCATAAATTTCAAATTCTTGACACCTCAATTTCTTTAAAATTAAAGTGGGGCTAAAAACCCCACCTATTGACTTATAAGAAATCCTCATCATCAGTGTCTAATTCATCGAAATCATCTTCTGCTGCACTTGCACCGCCAAGAGGTTCGCCTTTTTCTACAAGTTGAATGTTGTTCAATCCAACTGCGATACCCTTATTACCATTTGTGTTGAAAGGAAATAGATTAATTGAAGCTCTAATATAATCACCACTTACAACAGTTCCAGAATCCGTTAATCTAATTTTGTTTTGGTCAATAATACCAGGTGCTTGTTTGCTTGATGCGTTAATAAAATAAGCGTCTTGATAATTCACATCATCTTCTCTTTCAGTATCTCCATCACGTAATGGAAGTTTCAGATTTGCAGGAACTTTGCCTCCAAACTTACTAACTTTTCCTTCTTCTTTAGCAGCTTCTATAGCTTGTTCAATGGCTTTTATCGTACTTGTATCTGATTTAGGAATGATTAAACTGATTGAATACTTTGCTTCTTGCCCTTCTTGCATACTGTGAGGTTCAAAAATATGTGCATATGATGCTCTTACTTTTCCTGTAATCACTTTAGTTTTATTTAATACTTTTGCTTTCATGTTTATATACCGTCCTTTTTAATTTTTATAGTTTGTCAAAATCATCTTCAGCAGATTGCTTTATAGCTGGTCGTTTATCAGACTCGGTAGCAAGTGTTAATTTACCTTGTGGCTTTTCTATAAAGCCCTCTGTAATTTTAGAAAATGCTTTTTTACCAATTAATTTTTCTAATTTCGTAATGCTAAGTAACTTGGTTTCTGTAATATCTTCAGGTTTATAACCCGCTTCAACTAACTTTTCAAGCGTTGCTTTTGTATCAGTTATCATTCTTCGCGAACGACCTTCTACAAGCTTCCAACCAGGATAGTTTTTATCATTTTCTTTCGCTTGATCTAGCGCATAATGTTCTACTTCATCAGCCCATTTTTTGATATCAGGCAGTTTATATAAAAGTTCTGCAATCTCTTCATCACTTAACAAATGTGGTGGCTTTTGAGGCACATTTTGCATGTATTCTGCACGTGTTCTACATGAATGCTTTATCTTACAGAATCTACAATGACTACCTGCTTTAAACTCACCTTCACCGTTATAAGCAAGTCTGGCTAATGGTTTAACAAAATCGGTTCCCCATTGAAGTAATCTTGATATTGGTAACTCTTCAGTAGAAAAGTTATCTATTCGTGGTTGTATGATAGTCATGCGAACTGTATGAATGTCATACATTAAACTAAGCAGTTCATATGCGCCCAAGCCATATAATCTAAGTTGAGGATTATCTATAGCTGAAACTTCAATGCCTTTACCGTATTTAAGGTCAATAATTTCAAGTACACCACCTGAAAATATAATGACATCACCAGTACCAAAAGATTCAGGGACGTATTTACCTAAATCCAATTTTGTTTCAAATAAAGCTATTACATCATTATCCCTACTCAAAGCTTCGTTATATTTTTCTTCTACATTAGCTACATACTCTTCAACATATTCACGCAACTCTTCACTGTAATATTGATTTCGCTTATAATTTTGAAAAGCTTTATTAAACTCAAACTGTGTTAGGCCTTCATATTTAAGACTGAAATATAACTCACTTAATTCATGGGCGAATGTACCTTCTTCAGCAAAAACTGAACTTTTATCTGCAATACCTTCACTTGCCTTAATACTCGGTGGGCAGTTTAGCCATTGTTTCGCACCACTTGCACTTAGCTTTGCATGAGCTCTATTTGAGTGATCTAGCTTCATGCATTAATTCTCGCTTCCATGAAATCAACAATTTTTTCATAATGTTCTTCTTTGATAGTAGATAGCTTATCCGCACCAAGTTCGTTAAGTTTATTTCTAAATTCTTTCTTATCAGAAGTATCTGCTTTTTTAAGGAACTCTTTTCCTACTGATAAAATATAATCTTTAGTTAAATCAGTAGACGTTTCCTTAACTTCTTCAATTGTTTCCAGTTGAGCTGTTTCTTCTTTTGGCATTGGTGCTTCTTTAACTTTCTCTTGTACGATTGATGAATCCACAGTTGATAGTTCAGTATTTAACACACGTAAATTCTTATTTAATAGTTTTAATTCTTCAAAAATATCTTCTAATATTGCCATTGATTAAATCCTCCTTAAAATTGGTTAGCTAGACGAATCATTAACTTGATACGATCTTCTATTTCTCTAGGGTCATCACTTTGTTCATTCAATCTTGCTAACAATTCAAATTGCTCTTCTAAAATTTCTTTTTTACGTTCGACGACAGTTAAATGTAATTGTGCTTCGATAACACGCCATTTTCCCCAACTTTCCATTTCAACCTTTCCTTTTTTCTTAAGTCTCGAAAGTGTGGATTTTGCATGTGTTTTCGATACTCCAAAAACTTCAACTACATCATCAGGATTGAAATTGTCATATGTTGCAAAATGTGATAGTATTTTTTGTTGTAAGGTCATATTAATAACTCCTTATATAATTATTTAAGACAAATGCTTATCTTTAACTGTTACTTGTTGTCGCAAGTAGCAGTTTTTTTATTCTTCATAAAAGTACTCTTTATAGAATATGAATGTTGCGATACTTGCGAATCCTGCAATTGACCACGCTGTAGTGAAGTATAGAAACGGCATGAGTACAATCGCTAAGACCGTGAAGCATAGCACTGCTATTAGGTAGCTTTTATATGTGTCGCTCATTTGATAATCCTCCTAATACCATTTTTTATGCTTTCTGATCAAATACTCTTCCAATTTAGAAATATTAATCAGAGTGCCTGTTGGTGAATAATCAATGTATAAATTTTCTACACCTAAATTATCTTTGCGGTAATATTTCAACCAGTTGTATACTGTACTTCTACTTACTCCAAATAATTGATGGATTTGTGTAGGTGTTGCGTATAACTTTTTCACAAATTTTTCTTCGCCTCGATATGTGTTTTCTGGTGTTGGTGGTATTATGATTTTTGGCATCTCTATCACTCCTTTAGATAAATGTTAAAGTTTGTTATTATTCGCCCTGTATTGAAGTTCTCTATCTAATGCATAGAAAACTTTGTTTATTTCTAAGTAGCTGTAATCACTTTTTTTAATAAGCTCTAATATTTCCGCTCCTAAGTTACGTTCCTTTTCCGTTAAATAGGATGAAGAAGCATCAGCTTTGCTAGAAACTTGTGGGACGCCTATACGCAATCCTTCTGATCTTGTGTTCATTTGTTTATGCTCCTTTCGTGTATAATGTTGTTATCAACCTAAGGAGGTGATAACATGCCCTTGATATCTGATGAATTTGATACACTTACTAAAGACCAACAATATATCTTGTACGTACTCTACAAAGATTATTTAGAATGTGTAAAGTTAGGTTCGGTTAAATTAACCTGCAATAATTTTGGAAGTGCTAAAGATATACATACAAAGTATTTTCAAAAACTACATTTCGAAGATGTAAAATACGATTTAAATAAACTTAAAAACTCTGGGTTCCTAAACGGCGTGTATGCTAGTAACACTATTTATCATGTAACAATTTCAGACAAGACTGTTGTTTACTTTGAAAATGAGTTTAAAAACAATTTAAAAAGTATCATTGATAGCATTTCTAAAATTGCTTCAATAATTCCTGGTCTCTAGTTGGGTTTATAACTTCCCAATCATTTGCCATGAGGTCATCGGCTGAAGGTTGCCAATATCTGATAAGGTTTGTCCCATCGCTATTTGAAATGATGCATTGTAAAAAACTATCATTTGTTGGTAATATCTTAGTTCGATGACTTTCCTTCCAATCTTTCCGTGTCATAGAGACAAGATTTTTTGTAGCTATCTTAGTTGCTTCTTGAATGTTCATTTGTTATTCCTCCTTTCGTGTATAATGTTGTTATCAACCTAAGGAGGTGATAAGTATGAAAGCTTGTTTATATCTTTCTAATGATAAATTTGTTGAAATCGATAATTTAGAAAAAGTGATAAAGTCAGGTCATCGCGGAACTGTTGAAATATCAAAAGAAAAAATTAAAAGTTCCTTGTTCACTAATGGCTCATATACTTTTGTTGGAGACAAAATAGTAGCTATCGCTTCAGCTAAAATCGAATTCATAGAATTTATCGATTAATCTCTTTAAGCAACTCTGCAACTGCTCGCAACAGTTCAGGGTTGTTTCTTGTTTCTAAATTACTGTTTGCATGTTTTAGTAAATTGAGTTTTAATTTACTTTTTTCTTTAGCGATTCTAAATTTTTGTAACATTTGTTGTTCCTCCTTTTAAGATGTTTGTTTAAATTTCAAATTGGCTAATATCTACACCGTATTTAATCGCCATACTCTTAATCACTGAAATGTATATCTCAACCAATCTAGGTTCATCAGTAATCACATCTAATTTTGACAACTTGTTAATCTGGGTTTTCGTTGCACCATTCGCTAGCATTTTGCCTTTGCGGTTCTGCATACGAATTTTTAAATTACAGCGTCCTTTTTCTTCTAAAGCTTTATATGCTTCAGACTTAACTTTCTGGTGCATTGCTCCGCCACCTAAATGTTGTGCAATCGCAGATAACATTTTGTTTGTGTCGTTACGCCAGTTTTTCGTTTCAATACCGACAATGTGACGAATGCCTGTGATTTCTTGTTGCATTTGTTTGTTAAACTGTTCTTGGTCTTTTTGTGCTTTGAACATCATCTCTAATGCTTGCATTGGTGTTTGTGGTACATTAAGCTGTGCTTGTTGTTTAATGTATTCATCCATTTTATGAAATGCATCAACATAAGTTGCAGTAAACAAAATGCCTTTACTACCTGTCATCTTGTTTGCCACTATGTCGCAACCTTTTTTGGTTAATAAGTAGTGTTTAGTCTGACGATTGTTTGCACCTAAATAAGTTGATTCTACGAAGTAATCATCAGGGCTCAACTTTGAGCTTTGCAAAATTACACTTCTATAATTTTCAATATCTCTGATTAAATTTTTATGTTCCTTACCCACCATTTCTGCTACTTCTCTACTATCTACGTAATGTGTCTCGTTCTGTTCTACTAATTGTAATTCTTGCATTTGGGCTTCCTCCTATTACGGTTTAACCGTTATTTTTAGTTAAAAAAATAATATCATCGTAAGATATGTCAAATTTTTCTTCTATCTTTTTTAACTGCGGAACATTAGGAAAAGTCTTTCCTTTTTCCCAGTTATGCCACACATCAGCAGACACGCCAACCTTAGCACCAGCCTTAGCTTGAGTTAAGTCAAATTTTGCTCTCAATGTCTTTAACGTTACTGGTTCTTTTTTAACGATGATTTGCGTCATTGTAATACCTCCTTGCTTAAGAACTGCCTTAAGTATATTACGGTTTAAACGTAATGTCAACACTTTAACCGTAATTTTATTTTTTTACTTGTATATTTTACGATTAAGCCGTATAATAAGTTTGTAATATTAGATGAAGGGATTGAAATTATAATGTTAGGCAACAAAGAAATTATGGCAAAAAATATTTCTCGTCTCATGAAAGAAAATAATGTTGATAGAAACAAATTATCTAGAGACTTAAAAATAAGTTATACAACTTTATCAGATTGGATTAATGCAAAAACGTACCCAAGAATAGACAAAATCGAAATGTTAGCCAAATACTTCGGAGTAGAAAAATCATCGCTTGTTGAATCACCTAACAAAATCGTACAACTTGATACACTACCAGTTAAAAAAATACCAGTTGTATCAAAGATATCTGCAGGAATGCCTATATACACAGAAGAAAATTTAGTTGATTACATATACTTCTCTACTAAAAATTTGAATCCTGATAAAGAAGAGTTTGGTTTACAAGTGTCTGGTGATAGTATGAACAAACTTTTTGATGAAGGTGATGTGGTTGTAGTGGAAAAAGATTCTATCGTCGAAAATGGTCAGTTAGGTGTAGTCATGATAAACGGGTATAACGGTACTGTTAAGCGCATAAGATACAATGAAGACCAAATCATATTAATACCCGAATCGAACAATCCTAATCACTATCCACAAGTATATGGTAAAGACGATGAAGTTAAAATTGTAGGCAGAGTTGTAGCAAGTGTAAAAACATATTGATTAAAAATACCTATATGGTGTTTTAATATAAAAAAGTAAACAAAGGAGAAATTAAAATGAAAAGATTATTAGGTTTACTATTAGCAAGTACGTTGGTGTTAGGTGCATGTGGTAGTAACGACGGCGATAAGAAAGAGGAAAGCAAGAAAACGGAAACGAAGAAAGAGAACAAAGATAAAAAGAAAGAAACTAAAGAAAAAGCAGAAGCTAAAAAAGAAAATGCTAATCAAAATGCTAATCAAAACGATAACAATAATCAAGTAAACAACGAGAACAACACAAACGTTAACAACGATCAACAAACCAATAGACCTTTAACTAAAGACGAAATATCACAAAGAGTAAAAAATGGTCACAATGTTAACGGCATGGTAGATGCAGATGGTAATACTTGGTACCAAGCACAAGGCGCAGGTGACGTTATAGGTTACACAAAACCTGATGGTACACAATGCACAGTTGGTGGTTGTGTCACACCTCAGCAACAAGAACAAATAAACGAAGCTAATTATAAAGAGATGGAAAAATATGGGTATTCTCGTGAAAAATACGATGCAATTCAAAAAGAAGCTTCTAAACTTCAACAACAAAAAGAAAATGGAGAAATAACAGCAGAAGAATTTACTAATAGGTATATAGAATTATACGACTAAGTATCTTACAATCAATTAATTGTATTGTGATTAATAACGTCTATTTAGTGATTTAATATAAATATAAACAAAGGAGAAATTGACATGAAAAAAGCAATCTTAACTTTAAGTCTTATATTTATTACCTACTACCTCACTTTTAAATATATGTGGATTAAAGAATTGAAGTATTAACAGCTTTTTATAGCCCTTTAATATAAAAATCAAAAAACGCCTACTAGTGTAGACGTTGAATGGTGGTGAGAATTTTATGGCGGATAAAAACAAAAAACAAGAAGCTACCCGTAGTAACCCATTAAACAAAAGTTTTGAAAAGTCAGGCGCCAGCGAAAAATTAAAAAGCACTTTATCAGAAAAAGCTAAGAAAAAAGATTAGTATTCATTCATTAAATATAAATCCAATTTAATTTGTTGTTTAAGGTCTACAAGTGTATGTTTAATATACAATTCATCGTTTGACGGTAAATCAGATACTTTGAAATCTTGTCGCTCAACCTCTAGTAAATCGAAATCGCTACCAGCTGAATTATAGGTTTTAAGTTCACCCTCTTCAATGATTCTGTTTTCAAAGTCTTTAATAACTATAAATACTGGTTTACCGTTGTTATTAAACAACTTGTCTCTTTTGTCTAATAAGCTTATACAATCCAAATTCATAAACTTTCTTGTTTCATTAATTAACCAGATAATGAATTTAACAATTAAAGGATTAAATACAAGCACTGTTAAAACAAAAATAATTAGAAACCAAATATTTGCTTTTAGACCTGTAAGCAACTGAAGTAAACTCAAATTTTTTAAATCAACATTATTAAAAATTATAAAAGTATAAAACCATATCAAACATGTTTCAATAGAAAAAATCAATAATACAGGAGTATTGATAATCTTGTTTTTTTCACTAACTAAACCTATCATTGTTAGATATTTATATGGTATGTAACCTAAAACTCCTGTAAGAAGAAGCGCCCCTAGAAATTGAGTCATCTTATCACCTACTTTTTATTTTATTATAACATATTTAGTACCTAGTACTAAATTACGGGTAGCCCGACTACCCTTATTATTTTTTAATATTTTATAGAACATACGTTCTTGCAGGAGGTATAAACATGTGGATTGAAAAATTTAAAAACAAAAATAACGAAACTAAATACAGATACTACGAGAAGTATAAAGATCCCTACACAGATAAATGGAAGCGCGTAAGTGTTGTGTTGAACAAGAATACAAAACAATCTCAAAAAGAAGCAATGTTTCGTTTAGAAGAAAAAATAAAAGAAAAACTGAACAACAAGTCGTCAAGCGAATTAAAAACTTTGACTTTTCACGCGCTATTAGATGAATGGCTTGAATATCATATAAAAACATCAGGTTCAAAGTTGACTACTCTTAATAATATAAAAATAAGAATTAGAAACATTAAACGATACAGCTCTGAGAACTTGCTTTTAAACAAACTAGATACAAAATATATGCAGATATTTATTAATAAATTATCAGATATCTATTCTCAAAATCAAGTAACCCGTCAACTCGGAGATATGAAAGGAGCTATTAAATATGCAGTTAAATTTTACAATTATCCAAATGAATATTTGTTAACTAATGTCAAAATTCCTAAAAGAAGAAAAACAATAGAGGATATCGAAAAAGATGAATCTAAAATGTACAACTATTTAGAAATGAACCAAGTCCTACAGATACGTGATCATATACTAAATGATAATAAGTTACACAAGCGAAATCGCATTTTAATTGCCAGCATCTTAGAAGTACAGGCTTTAACTGGTATGCGCATAGGAGAACTACAAGCACTGCAGGAAAAAGATATAGATTTATTAAACAAAACTATCAATATAACAGGTACAATTCACCGCATTAAATACGAGGAAGGATTCGGATACAAAGACACTACAAAGACTATAAGTTCAAAAAGAAGTATCAGCATCAATTCTAGAACCGTAGAAATTTTTAAAAAGATAATACTGGAAAACAAAATGTTGAAAAGATGGAATTCGAGCTATGTTGACAGAGGGTTCATATTCACAACAAAAAAAGGGAATCCTTTATGTAATAATCAAATCACCGGTGTGCTTAAGAAAACTACAAAAGCTTTAAATATGAATAAGAAAGTTACCACGCACACATTTAGACATACACACATAACTTTATTAGTAGAAATGAATGTTTCTTTAAAAGCAATTATGAAAAGGGTAGGACATGTAGATGAAAAAACAACCATTCGCATATATACTCATGTAACTGAAAAAATGGATAGAGAACTAACTCAAAAACTCGAAAACATTCCAAGTTAGCTTAAATCCGCCCTTTTTTTGCCCTTATATTTTTTACAAGCTTTATAAAACGCTTGAGAACACTGGCGTTAAAGCTTTTCTTGAAATAAACATATCATCATAATGTGATGGT